GGGCTGTACGTCCCAAGGCGGATCGACCGTGTAGACCGTCGCGGTATTGCTGATGATATTGCGGATCTGATGACGGCCCGTGCCTTCAATTACGCGGATCTGGGCGTTCTGGATCTGGTCGAACTGGCCCGTCGGATACTGGCTGTTCATGATTCCGCTGTCGCCGATTGAGTTGGCGGTAATCGTGTCGGCCTTGTAGCGCACCACCAGGATCGACCCGACCTGGATGTCCGCCGCGACCGGATCGGGCGTGACGGTAAACGCTCCCGTCGTGTTGTCGTAGCTGGTGCAGGAGAAGTTCCAGACCTCGAGGTTGAAGCCCAGCGGCGCTGCGATGATCGAGACAACGCGGCCTGACCAATCATCCGCTCCGGTGGCGAGTCCGCCACAGGTGAGAACTCCAGCCGCAACGGCGCTTACATCCATGCCAACGACGCCCGAATGGTAGACAAATTTACCCTTGGCGACGACGTTGGCATAGTTCATGTTGGGCGGATTAACCCGCGCCCGATCCAGCGGCACAGCGGCAGAGTTGCCTGTGATAGTCATGCTCCCGCCCGAGATGATGGTGGCGGGATCACCTGTGTAAGCGGCCTGCGAGGTGAGTAGGCGTACGTCATCCAATGCAGCGTAGAGCGTGATCTGGGTCCAGGGCCCGCTCGACGGAGGAGCGGATACAACGATGCCAGTCAGAGTGACGGAGTTGGTGTTCCCGCCAGCGGGCAGCGGGATCGACATGACGTTCGAAGTGGGGCTTGAGCCTTGGGCATTCGAGAGCGCGAGGACCATGAAGACGCTGTGGCCTCCCGGCAGATAGCCGCCGGTAGTGGATACTGTGTAGCCGCCGATCAGGGGGCCGGTCGTGCCGGGAATCGGAAAATTAACCGGCTCCTCGCCCGTGATGGTGAGCGTTATCGCCAGCGAATTGTCGGAGCGGACATTCACGTCCTGGACAAGGCCGAAGGTCAGCTCGTCCTGCAACGATCCGTAGATGGGATCTGTCGTCGGCGGCGCGAGCTGGTTGGGCATCCAGACCGGCTCATTTGTCCGGAGAGGCGGGATCGGCCGCAGCGGTCCGGGTTTCGCAGCAGGAGGGATCGGCCCCGTGTCGTATTGATACATGGACGGGGCCACGGCCCGCGCCGTGATCGTGATGCTCCAGTCAGGCGCGAGCTGGTACGTCTCGACGCGCGCCAGGACCATATTCCCGGAGAGTCCGAGGCTTGGAAAAGTCTGGTAGGGCAGTTGAGCGTCGTAGACCGAGATCACGTCGCCCGGGCCGGTATCGAGTCCTAGCACCGTGGTCTTGAATGTCACTCGACGCGCGGCGTGGCGCTCCGCAGCGTTGATGCCGCCGATTTCCTCACGCGCCCTCGTGATGACAAGCCGGGTCGCCTGGCTGATATCGGCAGTCCCGCTCAGATTCATCTGGGCCGTTCTGTGAAGCGCCCTCGCGCCCTGGCCCAACTCCTGAGCGTAATCGTCGTCCTGGTAGCTCGCCGTATTGGGCATCCAGCCGTACTCATGATCCGCGAATTGCATCACCAGCTTGGTGAACTGCGGACCGATGCCCGTCGCCTGGAGCGTGCGGAAAACGATGTTGCCATCGGTGTAGGCCGACACCGGCGAGGCTTCGTAGCGGATCCCGAGACGCAGTTGACCAAACGAGAAACTGTAATAACCCAGACAGTTCGTCAGGATGTCATTCAGCCAATCGCGTAGCGGCCGCTGTTCGCGGATCTGCCCGATGAATTTAAACTGGATCTCCTGGCCCTCCGCGACCTCCACGACACGGTCCACGATCTCATCGCATACCTGAGCGGCGGCGACTGCGGCCGCTACATCGAAGTACTGCTCCTGCACGCTCGCCGGCGCATCCTTGAGCCGCAGGCAAAACAGATACAGATTCACGGATAGCCAGATCGGATTCGTCAGATCGACGGGTCCGCTGCGGGCGCCGGGACCCGTCCATTTCCAGCCTTGCCAGCCGTGTACGACGTCGATTTCCATGTCGTGTTGATCGATCGTCGTGAGCTGGACGCCTTTGGGATTACTGATCCGCATGACCAGGGCTGCGACTCCGGAGCAATAGTTATCGAGAGCCGTGAAGCCCTGCGTGTGATCAGAGGGATACCCGGTTCGAGGGATCCAGACCCAGCGCCACGACGGGAGGGTCTGCGTGTTGATGGGATTGTTGGTCTGATCTCCTAGTTCATCGAGCGAGAGGAGATCGTTTCCGGGGCCAGCACTGGACCCTTGGGCGGGCATCGTTCCCGTAATGACGCGAAAGTTTTTGTCGGGCTTGGGATAGTTGGCGTAAAACTGGCCGTCGAGCGTGCTGGATTGGCCGATTTGGAGCGGGCCCTCTCCGACGATGGCGAGGGCTTCATAGAAATCCCCTTCGTCGCGGCCTGCGATGATATAGCCCTTGACGATGGGCGGCTGGACTTGACCGGCGATGGGCGCCGGGATCAGTTCGATATCCGTGACGATAATCGGGACCGGATTGCCAAAGGCGGAATCGTTGATCAGGGATACCGAGGTGATCGTGCTTCGTCCGATGCCCCACAAGCCGGTCGTATTGTCCTTGATGCGTACTGCTTCCGGGATCGCGAAGACGCCGCGGAAATAAGTCTTCATCTGATGCGCGAGGCAACCGTTTGCTCCGTCGTAGGAGCGGTCACAGGTCGTGGGATCGCCATTCGGAAAGTGCGTGTAGTCCATTCCCGGCGATGCACTCGCGAAGGGACACTCGTCGCCGTCGTTGAATTGGGCGTTACAGACGTGATCGATCAGCCGCGGCGGCGCGATCATGAACGGCGAGGCCAGAGGATCAGAGCAGACGAGCGTAAATTGCGGAGAGGTATCGGTCTGCCATCCACCCGGAAGCACTTGGCCCGACCAGAACTGACACAGCGTCTCGGAGCCTACGTGATAGATCGAAAAGTCTACGCGGGCGTATTCGAGCTGGGTATCCTGCGTGAGCGCAGTCATAACCCGGTCAGCATTGCCGAAAGTGAACTGCACCTGGTCGCTCTGGCCCGTAATGTTGGGAAGGCCCACGGCAGTCTGCCCGATCCCTTTGTGGCCGATAAACCGCGCCTGGAAGAGTGAGCCGCCCCCGGGATAACCGGCGAAGTAGCAGCGGCGATCCGAGACGTAGATCGCAGGATAGGTCGGGTCGATAGGCTGAATCTTGAGGAGCGGGATCATCATCTGCGCCTGCGCGCCGAGAGCAGAGGCGAAGGTTGGATTCGGGAATCGTGTGACTACGTTGGAGATCTGGTACACGGCATAGGCGGGATCTCCGGGTTGGGCGTTATCGACAATCGCCGCGGTTACGACTTCGATAAGGTGAATCTGGATCTGCGAAACCGCGCCCGTAGCGTAGGTGAAAACCAAAGGCTCCGTGGCGAAGCGTACCGTCGTCGACGTCGTAGCGCCGTCGGGACCCGTAGGATCGGGAGCGTCAAACGTAAAGAGCGCAAAGGATCCGGAGGTGCTTTCCCAGAAGTCGCGTAAAGCCTGTCGCTCGGTCTCGTCCGCTTCCTGCGTCCAACTCCACTCGCGGGCGCCATTTCCTAAAAAGAACCTCTGTTCGGTTTTGCCGTCGCCCGTGTAGAACGTGTGGACGACGATCTGCGAGGGAACGCTGACGTTGATCCCAAACGGAGGCTTAAGGGGAAACGGCGCGGAAACGATAACCGGATCGGGAACGTTGATGCGGCCGATGGTGTCGGACACACTTATGCGACCTCGAGCAGGCTGAGATTCACCTGTACTCGTCGGCCCGTGGATTGCGATGCCACGAGGCCTCCATTGAATCGGACTGCATAGCGTCCGGATGTCGCCGCGCCGCTGGGATCGTAGGAAAACGGCGGCACGGTCTCATAGGGATCATAGAACCAGAATTCAGTACGGCACCCGCCCACCTGTTGCCAGAACGCCAGCAGCGCAGACCATTGCGTTGCAGTCAGCCGCTTGGTGATCTGCCACGCGCGGCGCGAACTCTGGAACGACTGCGTAGTATTTGCGTTGGGATCATAGACCTGTGGAATGAAACTCTGATAGTCGCCGTTCGCATAAACATTCGTGTCCACAGTCCAATCTCTCGAGGCTGCAAAAGCGGTTGATAGCGAGAGCGGCATAACGGCGGTCGGCGCGGCGATTTCGACAGAGTTCGGCATGTTCACCTCTCTAAGAAACTACGAAATTCGGCTGTAAGACATTGACTGCGGCATCGCGCCGGCCAGCGCTCGCATCCTGGCCGCTGATCGTCGCGACGGACACCAGCCGCGGATTGTCGTTGATCGCCTGCACCGCTCCTCCCGTAAGTAGCGCCTGAGTGCTGGGCCCGTCGAGACTCAGGCTGATATGCGCCGACGGTTGCGTAATTACGTTCGCGCCGACGACAGGCTGCGACTGCAAATAGTTTGTCGTGGTCCCGTATACGCCAGGATTCAGGTAGCTGTACCCTACGGTGCTCTGAAGCTGGCCGGGATAAACCGGCTGACCGTTGAAATAAGACGGTACGGATGTTAGCTGACCTCCCGGCTGATTGGAGAATTGGCTGGCCACCGGGGTGGCGACGATGCCGCGAGCGTTCTGGCCGGTCGTCATTGCATAGAGCTGGATGAGTTGGCGACCCGGCAGCGAACGGATGGTGGCGTCGAGGTTGCCGCCATAGTTGGATGACATCTTGGCGAGCTGCTGGAGCACGCCCTGATCGCGAATATTGACCCCGTAGGTAGCCAGCACCTTGTCATGGATACGGGTCGTGGTCGAGGGATCGAGAAGGCCGGCGATGCCGATGCCAGCGCCAATCGCGGCCGCAGCCGCAAAGCCGAGTGGACCCGCCGCGGCGAGCGCAGGAAAGAACGTCATCAGGCTTCCGAAACCGAGTAACCCAGAAGCCGCCCCGACGATAGGAGCCGCGACTTTACCAGCCGTGCTCACGCCCTGCCCCAGAGCGAAGGCCCCGCGCAGCCCGAGCATCGATCCCATCAAGCCCAAACCGCCCGCCATCCCATAGGTCAGCCCGAGCGTACTTCCCAATGGACCAGGGAGCGGCTGCGTGAGGGCATCGCTGGGAGCGCCCAGCTTGCTCAGCAGAGGTCCGAGCACGCTGGTGCTCTGCCCGCTTGTCCCGCTGGGCGCAGGGCCCGCCATCTTCGCGATCTGGCCGAGCCAGCCAGCGGGGCTAAGTGAACCGGGCATCTGTCCCGGCATCTGGGAAGCGATGAAGGGCGGCGTCGTGACGCTGCCGAATCCGCCAAAGGATAAAGGACCACCGCCGCCGATGAGCGGTCCCCAAATCGTATTCGCGAGGCCTCCGGTGCCGAGAGGTAGCGTAGCTCCCGCGCCGCCGCCCAACCCGGTCAGGTCTATGCCAGCGGGAGCAACGGCGGCAGTAGCGGTAGTGCCACTCGGGGCCGTTATCCCCGGTAGGCCGAGCGGAATAGGAATGGCGCCGATTCCGGGAACAGGTAGTGAGATAGTTCCGCCCGCTGTGCCCCCTCCGCCAAGCGCTGGGCCCGTATAGATATCTCCCGCGAGAAAGGTAGAAGTAACGACAGGCTTCAGCGGCGCAGCCGCCCCGCCGCCTACGTTGAAGACATTCGTCTGGACGCCTCCAGGCGCATGAGCGATGACGGCGGCGCTCGTCGCAGCAGGCGTCGGGTATATCGGATTCGTCACAGAGGCCGGATTCATTACGACGACGGGTACGGCAGTTCCGTTGTAAAGCTGCACGTCGCCCAAGTGACCGGACTGATCGATCTTGCTCGCATGGAATTCAGGCCGAGCTCCGAAGCCCGCCCCGGAGAGAAGCTGGCCGAACCGCGATTGACCGAAATAGCCAGGCGTATACGTCACCTCATGGCCCGTGAGGCCTGCGGTAATCCCGCCCGCGATCTGCTGCGAGATGACATTCTCCACGGGTTGCAGGAACAGCCGGCGCGCGACATCCTTGAGCGCGGCGGTCAGATCCTTGGTCTTCCCGAATAGGTGATCGATAACTTCGCTGACGTAGCCCTCGACCTTCTGGTAGAGCTGCTGGTCGGCCTCCTCGATCATCCGGTTCGTTTGCATCGCAGCGTCTAGTCGGTTTTTCTGAATGGCGTCATCGGCGTTCTGTTCATCATTGATCCGCAGTTGGAGATATTTATCGTTGATCGCTTGGATGAGTTGGTTATACTGCTCCTCGCTCGCAACGCCCGTTCTTAACTGCCGCTCCGCGGCGGTCGTTTCCGCATCTTGCTGTCGCTGGAGTTGCGTGAGCTGATTGTCCAGAGCCTCGTTCTGGTACTGAGTCTCAATCGCCAGCTTCGCCTGCTCTACAGCGATCTTCTGATCCAGCGTCTTCGCGTCGAAGGCCTCCAGCTCGCGGAGCTGCTTATCGCGGTTCACCTCGGCCGCTCTATCGGAATAGGCGAAGATCGCGTCGATGCCTTCCATGCGGACCTTGGAAATCTGCTCCTCATACGCGAGGCTCTGGGAGAGCTGCTTACCCGCGAACTCATTCGACTTAGCAGCCGCCTCTTCTATCGGCTTCATGATGTTGGCGCGCGATTTCGCGACGATATCCGCCATCTGCTGCGCGAGAGCGACGTTGGCCTGGACGGCGATCGCTGTGGCTTCTGCTTGAGCAGCTCCTAAATTGATGTCGCCGCTCTTGAATTTTTCAGCGAGCGCCGCGCGTTTACTGGCGTAGTCTTCGAGAATTTTCGTAACCTTCGCCATGTCCTCGCCGGATTGCAGGGTTTCGCCGTGTAGAATCTTCAGCGCTTCCGCTTCCTTGGCGAGGGCGGCGGCGGTATCTTCGTGGGCTTTCTTCGCGGCGGTTTCAGATTCCGTCAAAGTCTTGCGCTGTTCTTTGAGGCGCTCGATCTGAGCCTCAAGCTGCGAGACCGCTTGAATATTGCTTTGGAGATCCTTCAATTGCGCTTCAGTCGCAACTTCACTGGGGGCAGTAGGGATCTTAGCCCGTAGCTGATTCAATTGAGTCTCTGCCGCCCGAATTCGGTCGTCCAAGCCCGCCTGACCGCCGCGCGCCCCAAAAGCCGACAGGAGCGGGCCCGCCTGCGCTTGGACTCGCAGAGCCTCTTCCTGGGCCCCTTGCTTACGCTCCGCTTCGATATCGCGCTGGGTCTGCTCATACATGCTCGGACCCTGCCGCGGTGTTAACACTCCCGCAACCGCTCCCGTGAATTTATTCAGGAAGTTCAGCAGGCCAGGCAGCGCCAGTATTTCCTGGAGATTGATTTTGATCTGTTGCCATTTCGCTGCATTGATCGCGATCTGGTCGTTGTATTTCTGCCACTGCGCGATTTTCGCCTCGCTGGGAAATAGGAGGTCTTTGAAATCGGGATTTTTGCTCAGCCGCTCGAGGGCTTCCAAGAACGGGATCGACTCGATCCCCGCCTTCCGAAAGAGGTCCATCGCCGCCTTGCGCTGTTCGAAGCTCGCGCCCATCGCATTCAGACCTTCGGCGATCTTCATCAGAGTCTCGCCCGTCGATTCCGTCCCTGTGCGGAGGGCGACGACATCCACGCCGAATCCTTGCAGCACGGAGCGCGCCTGCTCAGCCGATTTCCCCGTCCCTTCGACAGCTTGCGTGAGGCCGCGCATGAGCTTGGAAACTTCACCGACATCCGTGCCAGAGGCTCTCGCGACAACTGCGAACTTCTGGACCTCGTCCGTCGTCAGTCCGGTACGCTCCTGGACCTCGCGGATACCGCGAGCATATTCAGCGAGCCCCTCGGTTGCCTTATAGCCTGCAACGCCGAGCGCCACCAAAGCCCCAGCGCCAGCCGTAACCCCGCCTGCCAGAGCGAGGCCTCCCGCGGCAGCGCCGGATAATCCCTCGCCTGCAAGAAGCCCCGTCCCGATCTCACTAATGCCCACTTCCCCGCGCAGAGCGCCTTGCGCCTTCGAGAAAAGACCACGCGCTTTCTGTACGGTCGCTTCTTCTTCTTCTTTGCGGATGAGCTTATCGTAGGCGGCGATAGTAGCCTGGATCTCGTTCCGCGCGGCGCCGGAAGAACGGAGCTTCTGAAGTAGCGCCTCTTTTTCCGCGAGTAGCGTCTGCGCCTTAGTCTGTTCCGCGAGCATCGCCCGCTCGCGCACAGCCTGCGCCTGGCGCTCAGCCGCGGCGCGCGCTTCGATCTGCTCCTTACGCTGGATAGCGTCGGCTTCCGCCTTGTGCGCTGCAATGAGCCGTTGGATGCGTTGTTCGTCGCCTGCTACCCGCTGTAGCTCTAGCTGTTGCTGCACGCGACGCTGAGCTGCGGGATCAGTAGCCGCGGCGGTCTGCGCGCGCCGCTCCGCAGCGCGTACGGTGCGCTCGAGGGCCGATTGACTCTGCTGCGTGATCGTTAGAATCTTTCTAGACTGTTCATCGACGGCTGTGCCAATTGCCTGGGTGCTCTTCCTGGCCTGATCCTCGACAGACCGGATATTCCGGTTTGCGGAATCCGTCGCGGACTTTGTATCGTCCTGGACGGTTAACCGGATCTTCTCTTCAAATTCCCCAGGCATATCCTTACGCCGCCATTTGAGAGGCCGTCTGCGGTAACTGAACTGCTGTCACAGGCGCGGTAAGCGCCTCGGAAACAACCTGCTCCAGATCTCGCTCGTTCGCAGGACTCACGCCCCACTGCCGGCCGCGCCGCGCATTCCAGCGCACGCGATTGAGGGCCTCGGGATCCGAAAAACCGATCACCGCATAATTCTGACCGGCTTCGAGCACCTTCATCCCGCGGCGAGTGCGCCCAGTGAGACGCAGATCGCGAATGCTCGTTCCCGCGATCCGTTCCTTACGCTCCCGGTAATGCTCCTTGAGGGGCGGCGCGGTCGTATCGTAAATCGTTTGGCCCCGGTCGAGCCGGTTCTGGATGCTCCGAAGCAATACATTGCCGAAGCGGAGCATATCCTGCGGGCTGAAACCGGGGGCATCAAATCGGGCGCGTTTTATAACTGGCTCGAAGCGAACTGGCATTTGATTCCTCCTTCAGCTTTCGTTGATGCGCTTCCATCTCCTCGCGCTGGTGCTTTCCCTGCTCCCCCCAGAGAATCGTAAGGGCGGCGAATTCCTCCATAGTCACGTCTGCAAGCGTGATCTGAAAACCCTTCTGAAGGGCGATGTCGAACATCAGGGTGCGGTCGAGCAGATTTTGACTGCCAGAAAACTGAATGCACTGATCGAGATGCTCGGCGGGACAAGTGGAACAGGCCAGGCGGATATAGCGCCGCGATCCGCAGTTGGGACAGGGCGACTCGCTCGGCACACGGATATCGACAGGCGTGTGGACCGTTTTGCATGCGGAACAGGTGACCTCCCTAGCTTCGATACAGGCGCGAGGACCGTCCGGGCAAAGCGAGTCCCGGCGAAGAATCGAGTGGATCAGGTAGCGCAGGCCGGGCGACTCTGGGATCGGTTCACCCGGCCTCACCCTTCCGGGTTGATGCCCTTTTCAATTTCATTCTTCACCTGGGCGATCAACTCGGTGACCGCGATGTCTTTATGAATCACGGAAACGGAGGCCAGCTCGTCATAGCCGGTCACGCCGTCATGGATCTTGTCCCATAGCTCCTGGCTCGGCTCTAGCGCCGACTTGAATTCCACGGTATTCCGGCGACCAGTCATCTGGAGCGCCGCCCGCTCCTGCTCGATGAGTTGCTTTTGCGTGGGGATCTTCAAACGGTGAGTCACCGTGACGCTGCCAGGGACTCGCATAACGATCCTCCAGACGCCCGGGCCTTCCTGCACGTTGGTGATCTCGCACCGCGATAGCAGGTTCACGATGGTCAGCGCGTCATATTCATCGAGAGCGGGGCCGCTGGTCTCCACGATGATCTTGTCGAGCAGCTCCTTCGCGGTTTCCAGTTCTCCACGCGACTCTGATTTGAAGGCGTCCCGGCCGAGATTCCTACGAACGGCCACAAGGTGCCGGATGCGCGTGCACCATTGCTCGTCGGTGGGGAAGCGCACGACGCATTTCTTGTGTCCATTGGGGCCGGGGATCGTAAACGGATACGTGTGGCCTTTACTAAAGCAGCGTTCCGCGCCAGGGCCGATCAGCTCCCCGGATACAGGGCTTTCTTGTTCAGCAGGAATGACGTCCTGTTCTTCCGCTATTGCGACAGCTGACATTTCAAATTACCCCCTCGTAAACATGGCGACCGTCATACAAAACAGGCCTAGGCCGACGAAATTCAGGCGCGGCGCGCGCACCTCAGTCCCAGCGAAAAGGAAACAGACCGCCGCCAAAGCCATCAAGATGTACCAAGCCATACGTAGTAGCGCCATCCTTCCTCCCTTCTACGGTCCGACCGCTCCGATACTCGACTGACTGCATTCGTTAATGATCTGCATGACTCCGTTGGTGGGGTCTTGCATCGCGAGAAACGTGACGTTATAACTGGCGATGCCATCCGCATCCGCGATAGGCGTCGCGAGCGGCACGATCTTGAAAAAGTGCAGCGAGAGCGAGTTATTCGCCGTAGCGGAACTGGCTACGAGCATGCCGGTCCCTGCTGTCTGATTGAGTAGGGCATCTTCTTCGGAGGAACCGGAATCGCATTCGACCTGCGTGGTCAGCGTGATCGTGGGCGCGGCGCGGCGCATGCGGCCGCGGAGCTGGTAGCCGTTCTGACTTCCGGATCCGGGGAAGTACGACGAGTTGTCGCGCAGGTTGTTTTTCCACCCGAATCTGAAGTTGACAAACCGCAGGTTGGCCAAGTAGTCAAAGCCGATAAAGTCCAGAGTGGTGATGCCGCCCGCGTTGATGCTGTGCTCCTGGTACACGGTAGGCATAACGTAGCCGGACGGCTTCGTGTATGCGCCGGTCCCGATCCAGGAGGAGGTGTACAGAGCATTATCGCGGCCCGGACCCACGCGGAATTCGAACCCGAATTCTTCACAGGCCATCCCGACCAGCAGCTTGTCGGTAATCGCGCTGGCTCCGGAGCGGATCTGAAGCAGCATCGTCGTCACGGGAAGATTTAGCCCAACCGTTGCGAAGATGGGCTCATTCATCGTGTACGTCGAGAAGCCGCTTCCTACGGTCTCCGTAGCCCCGCCGATTCCGTAACAGCACAGCATCGCGGCGGCTTCCGAGGTCAATCGACCGTTCCAGTTGCCAGCAGCGTTGATATGCGAGGGAAACGTCTGCGTCGCATAGACGCCCTTGCCCAGATCGTTGGTGTCGTCCTCGTTGATCGGCTGCGCCTGAATGAAATCGGTGTTCGTCTGCCGCAGCGAAAACATGTCGGTGACTGTGACCGGAGTCTTGAGATCGGGCTGAGATTTATAGCCGACTGCGAATCGTACTTCTTGGATTAAAGCGACAGACATATCAGTCTCCTATCCGTTGTCGATGCCTCTCTCGGTCAAAGCGAAGGTAATCTGCATCGAATCGTAAATTGCGAAATTCTGACCGATTAAAAGCGACGCGCGCTGGAGCGCCATATCTTCCGGCGGCAGCGCCCTGTTGTTGATCGTTAAGAGCCGGAACGCGAGCGTCTGGCCGTTCCAGTTGCAAACGCCGTCCACAAAGGCAGCAAAGTAACTCGAAACTTTTCCGGTCGTGCGCACATACGCGGCGAATTCATGCCGGGTCGCATCCTGGCGGCTAAACCGTCCGGTGCGCGTGCCGCTCCACGCCACCATGATCGTGTCCTTGGGCTGCTCCTGGATGCGCTGCTCAATGTTGGTCCCTCCCGGATCGGCGGTGTAGTACGGGAAGATCCGCGCGGCCGGCGTGGGATAGACGGGGCTAGGCGGCGGAAAGAGGGTCAGCAACTCCGCGTTGGTCTGCTGCGCGCCGATGATCTCGTCGGTAAGAGTGCTCGCGTCCAGCATAGGGTTTCACTGCGGCGCTTTTAACAGCATGAGCCGGATCCCGCCGCCCAGATCCGACTGGATCTGCTCAACCAGATAATCTTCTCCGTCTATCGTAATCGCGTCGCCCTGGAGAGGCGTACAGGATTGAGCCGCGAAGTCCGACGCCATCGCCCAGCGCAGCGTAAAGTTGCCTGGATTGACGCCCTCGAGCCTGAGCGGATCGAGCGGCAGCAGCGTCAGCGGGAACGACGCCCCCGAGCTCGGCGCATAGAGAGCCTGATCGACGACGCCGTTCGCGAGCGTAGGCGCGAAGGTCGACTGGACCTTAAGATTGAGCGCTTCGAGTCGGTCATCCCATGTCATCCGGTTAAGACCGCCATTACAGCCGGTGGTACCAAATGTACGCCGAAAGCGTCCCGGTACCGGCGGCGAACGCGGCGAGCAGATTCGTCAGGTCGAGGCCTTCGTTCTCCGGAAGCGTAATGCCGTTCGGATCGCTCGTATCCGGTCCGAAGAGTATGTCCTGCGTCCCGGCTGCTCCGGTAATCAGCGTCGCCGCGGGAGTCGCAATTACGGTCGTCGTGGTCACGTGATAGTGGATCGACAAGGCTCCTCCCCCAGTAAAAGCGGTCGCGGTGCGGCGCGAGCGTAAGAGAATCTTATCGATGACGAGAGCCTTATTCGCTCCCGGCGCGGCGACGAGCGATACCGGCGTCGCGAACATGCCGATAATCTGAGCTGCCGTTAGATTTACGGTGCGAAAAAGCGGAAAGTCATTCGCGGTGCCGACTAACTGCTGGTAGACCTTCTGTACGCCCATGGCTATCCTTTCTTGCGGAAGCGTCCGTCCGAATCGCGCGGCAACTTCTCCGCAGCCTTCTGCATCGCCTCGGCTACGCTGACCGCTGGCCGGATCTTACGCTGCTCATAGAGCTGCCGCATCCGGGTGGGATTCTCGCAGGAGAAGACATCTCCAGGTTGTCGCACCTCGCCCTCATAAACGAAGGCTCGAAACACGATCATCGGAACCGCGCCATCGGCGGTCAGCTCCGACCAGGACGGAATATCGACTCTCGCCATTTGTCTAGGGAATCATTCCCTGGAAGAAACAGCCGAGATCAGGGCCCACGACCGTATGGGCGAAAGCGTTGTCAATCTCGACTCGGGTGCTCTCCAGCCAGGGCAGATAGAAGCTCTTGATGCGCGTGCCGTAGGCGGTCGCGCCCAGGTAACCGGTCCAGGCGAACGTCAAGCCCGCGCAGGGAGTCATTAGCCCTGCGGATTCCGGAGTGTAAACCAGGAGTACGTTCTTTGCTGCGATGAACTGATTGAGGTCGTTGCTCGAAAAGTTGATGGTTTCGGGCCCGGCGTTCTGGATGCCATCCATGACCAGCACCTCATCCAGTTCGAAGATTGCAGCCATCGCGGCCAAGGTCACCTTGGCGGGCTGCGGCGCAGTCTGGCCGTATTTCAAACGGTCGACCAGATCCGGGTGATCGCAGAGCGCGTCGAAGACGGGTCGCGAAAAGACGATCTTGTTTGCCCGGTAGAGGCCGGTCAGTTGGACGACCTGCTTCATCTGGCGGATGTCCTGAATCGGCGTGGACGCGGAATCGGTCCAGTAGAGCAGCGTTGCATTGTTCGCATATACGCCCCCGCCAGCCATGCCACCGCCCGCCGTTTGACCGCTCGCGACGCCGCTCACCTGAGTGGTCCACTTTCCTGGTCCGAAGAATCCCGAGGCCCATTGGATCTCGCGATTCAGCCGTGCCTGCTGGGTCAGATAGCGAGTCGCATCCATGTCGAGCGACAGCATCGCATCGGCGTTGGCGCGGATCTGGTCCGGAATGTCCTTGTGCAGGGACCAAACGTCGGCCATGTAGGTCCCGGTGTTATCCAGCCGGTAGCCGCCGCCCGCCGACTCGGTTCCAGCCGCGCGCTTCTGCATCGTGTTCCGCGTGAAGTCGCCGCGGTTGTAGCGGTAGTAAACGTCCGAACGCTGCGGGACGGGCAGGATCGGGAACACCTTATCCGCCACAAAGGCATCGTCCATCTGCTCGTACGACAGAGTCAGATTCGTCAAAGGGACATTGACGTGAACATCGGAAATCGTCGGTTGGGGCATAAGATCTCCTTATGAGAAGGCGGCGTTGGACCGCAGGATCTCGACAGTGATGTAATTGATGACGGTCCCGCCAGCCGCGATGGACTGAAGGGCCTTCGCTACGGCGGTGCCAGTCCCAGCGGCCGTAAAGGTTCCCCCGGTGTCAACTTGGAGAAGCTCCCCGATGGTGATGGCTACGCCAGCGGTGATGGCCGCTTTGCTGTATCCGTCCCGGCAGAATTGCGCCGCTTCGCCCGCCTTGGGCTTGCCTTGCAAAATTCCATCCATGTTTTTCCCGGCTGCGGCCAGTGTCAGATTCGCATTGGCGTCGTAGGAGCAGGCGTAGAACTGATAGGCGGACAGATCGGCGGCGGCGGGCGCCGTAAAAGTATCTTGGACAGCTTCAAAGGCCATGATTCCCCCTTTTATCTCCCGGCGGCATCCCCGACGTTAGTTTTGAGCAGTAGCTCTACGGGTCCGCCGTTTTCCATCGCGAGCAAGCGTTGGATGTGTTCCGAATATGCCTTCGCCATCGAGGTCCCTGGACCTGCAGCGGTCGCGTCCAGCTTCTCCTGGCAGTAGGCCGCATAGGCGCTCGGATTGGCCTTTAACATCTGCTCATAGGCTTTGCCGATAGGGACGCCTTTGCTCGCGGCTAGATTTTTCGCGGTGTTCATCATCTGCTGGAGAGCTGTGGTTCTGACCGGCGCAAAGCTATTGGTGCTCCGCTCCGGCGCATTGTTGTCATCAGCGCGCTTGCTTCCCAAGGCCCTGATGACTCGGTCGACGGAATAGCCCCGCTGGACAAACTCCAGAGCCCTCTCGGGACACTTGGCGAGGTTACAGAGCTGCATGATGCGCACGGCTTCCGCGCTCCGGCCCTTCTTCTCGTCGTCTTTCTCGTCGTCATCCTCGTCGTCGCCGTCGTCCGAATCGTCATCGGAGTCATCGTCCGGATCTTTGTCCTTGGCCTTTTTCATGTAGTGATCGCCCTTCCGGCCCTTCTTCGCTTCCGCCCGTTTGGTTCGGCGTTTGTCCTTATCGCCGTCTTCGCCGTCATCGTCGTCGTCGTCGTCGGGATCGCTCGTAGTAGCTTCGGCGGCGCGCTTGCCCTCCTCGGCGTCTTCCGCTTCGGCATCCTCGGCCTCGGCCTCCTTAGCGAGCTTGCGCAACAGTTCGTCATCCGCGCTAGCGGTCGGGCGGCTTTTCGCAGGCATAGTATCGTCTCCTTCCTGGAATGAATACTCCGCCAGCAAACCGGGATCGGATTCCGATAAAGCGGAGATGTGATCGTGCAG